TTCTTCACGACCGTGGTCAGGGGAATCACGTCCAAGGTCCGATGGAGGCTCACTGACCGCATGTCCCGCCTGTACGACGCCACCATCAACCCTCTGAAGTAGCCCGCCCTTCGCCCAGCCCCCTCTATCGCCCCCCTACGACTACTTTCCCCAGAGAGAACGGGGGGGGGGAGGGCGGTTAAGCCCTAGGCCGATAGAGACGTTCTACGCCGCTCTAACGTCCGATCTACCCTCGATGGGCGTATCTCCCATCTAGACTCCGAAAGGCCGTTAGGACGACGTAGAACGTCGGGAAAGGCTATTCCCGTGCTCTGGATAGATTCGTGAAAGGAAACGGTATGCCTCCTCTAAACCGCACCCTCCCCTATCGTCTGTTCAACGAAGATGCCCTAGAGGTCATGAGGAGGCTTGACGACAGTAGTGTTGATCTCATCCTAGTGGACCCGCCCTACGGGACCACTCAGTGCTCTTGGGACTCCGTCATCCCGATAGACACCATGTGGATGTTGATGAGACGAGTGTTGAAGATGGACGGCATAGCCGTGGTGATGGCCAATCAGCCGTTCACTAGCGTTCTGGTCTGTTCCAATCTCGATTGGTTCAAGTACGCTTGGACCTGGAACAAGGTCAATAGAGTGACCGGGTTCCTAGACTGTAAGAACCGGCCCCTACGGGTGGTAGAAGACATACTCGTCTTCTGCCGGAGTACCCCCAAGTACCGGCCTCAGATGACACAGGGGACAGTCTATAAAACTACTCACGGGGTCGGAGCTAAAGCCTACGGGAGTCAAGTCAAGACCAAGTACGAGTCTGACGGGCTGCGCTACCCCATCAACTTGTTGAACATCAAGGGAGACGAGCGGGGGACGGTAGGCAGACTTCATCCCACCCAGAAGCCGGTTGAACTAATGGAGTATCTGGTCAAGACCTACACTGATCCGGGGGAGACGGTCCTGGACTTCGCCATGGGCAGCGGCACCACCGGAGTGGCTTGTGGTAACCTAGGACGCAAGTTCATAGGGATCGACAACGACAAGGAGCACGGGTACTTCGACATAGCCACTCTGCGAGTAGTCGATGCTTACCAGAAGGGAGGGTAAGATTACGGTTTACCGTTTTAGCCCGCCCTTAAAGGAGCTACCAGTGACAGCCAAGCCGAAGATGAACTTGAGGATCCAACCAGAACCTCAGGCGAAGAAGCCTGTCAAGCATAAGCTGACCTTCGCCAAGCTGACGTCGTCGCCGGGTAAGATCAAGGAGTACCTCAAGTGGCTCGAACAGGGGGCCACGCTGGGTAAGGCGGCAGCGAAGATCGGCGTATCCCGCTTCATGATACGGGAGTACGAGAAGATCAACCCCGCCTTCGCTGCGGAGGCTGAAGCCGCCCGCATGAGGGGCTTCGACGGGATGACCAAGGACGTGGAGGACGCCCTGTACCGCCAGGCTAAGGGGGGGAACACCGTAGCGATGCTGGCCTGGCTCTTCAACCGGAAGCCCCACATGTGGAGGGACATGCGCTCCCTCACCCTCAAGAGTACGGACGATGTCCTCAAACTCCTTCCCCCCCAGCTTGTTGCAGCACTTCGCCCGTACCTTGACGGAGACATTCGGACCAAGTAGGGAGGCTGTAGAGGCCGGGCCTCCCTCCGTAGACTTCCTGTCCTACGCTCTAGACCCCCTGGGCCTCTCCCGTATCCTCTGGCCCCAGGCGGTCCTCGCCGGGTATCAGGAGGACATTGTCAGGAGTGTGTGGGACAACGATGAGACGATCGTGGTGGCGGGGAACATGCTGGGGAAGGACTATATAGCGGGCATGATAGCGGTGCTCTTCTTTCTCACCCGGACCCCCTGCCGCATCATCACGACGAGTGCCGACTACTCCCAGCTGGAGTCAGTGCTGTGGGGCGAGATAGGGCGGTTCATCTCGGACTCCGCCGTGCCCCTGGAGTCGTCGGGGGGAGGCCCGCTGTTGGTCAACCACCTCCACGTGAGGAAGCTTAAGCCAGACGGATCGCCCTGTAGGCTCTCGTACCTCAAGGGCCGGGTGGCCGCCAAGGGCGAGGGCATGCTGGGCCACCACGTGGCTCGGGAGAGGGACGGGATACCCCGCACGCTATGGATGGCCGATGAGTGCTCCGGTGTCGATGACAAGAGCTACGACCGGAGTGAGACCTGGGCACACCGCAAGCTAGGGATCGGCAACCCGTACGATTGCGCCAACTTCTTCCGTCGTGGGGTAGAGGGCGGCGATCTAGTGGCCACCAAGTAAGGGAGGACTGATATGACGTACAAGCCTGGACCTGACCCTTGGGATAGACGACGACCGGCTGACGGGGACTGGTCGGCCCTGGACGATAAGCCGGTGGAGCCTATCTTCCCCCCGACGGACGACGACGAGGACGATGACCCCGTACCCGCCGTGGTGTACTGGGCAGTGATCCTCCTGTGCGTGTTCGAGACGGCGGCTGTATTCTACGGGTTGTACGGCATGGCCTGGATGATCGGCCAATTGTTTAAGTGAGGGCGGTCATGAGCAATACCCCACGCTACCACCGTAGGGTCTTCCGCATCACGGCGGAGGACTCACCTAACGTCCGTCTGGCCCTGGAGCAGAAGGCGAGGGGGGAGGAGCCTACCGGGGAGATGCTGGTCCCCGGCGTGCTCCCCTACGATGACTACGTCAAGCGGCGTAGAATGTGGGACAAGATCAGGCAGTGCATCGGGTTGGACGCCCAGTTCTGGACGGGGGCGGAAGCCCTCCTGTTTCCTCCCGAGTGGCTCAACAAGGCGGAGCAGGCCCATCGCATCCTCTCCTCCGGTCAGGGCAAGAAGCGTACGGCCAAGGCCGTAGGGGTGGACCCTGCCGAAGGCGGGGACATGACGAGCATGTGTGCCGTGGACGAGCTGGGCGTCCTTGCCTGTATCGCCAAGAAGACCCCCAACACGGCGATCATCAAGGGGGAGGTGCTCGCCTTCGCACGGCAGTGGGACTGCCCCTTCGACATGATCATGTTCGACCGGGGAGGGGGCGGTAAGCAGATAGCCGACGAGCTGCGGGAGATGGGACCAGGGTATCAGGTCAAGACGGTGTCGTTCGGGGAGGCCCCGTCCCTGGAACCTAAGTACGGGATCAACTCGGTGGCGGACAGGCGGGAAGTGAAGGAAGACCGGACCACCTACGTCTCCCGCAGGGCACAGATGTACGGGGAACTGTCCTGGCTCATGGACCCCGGCGAGTGGCCCAACCCCGGCAGCCCTATGCCCTTCGCCCTCCCCCACGAGGCGTATGATCTACGCCGCCAACTAGCCCCCTTCCCCCGTCAGTACGACAAGCACGGCAGGCTCAAGCTCCCCCCCAAGAGGAAGGGTCCGGGGGTGACGGAGAAGACCCTGGAGGAGATGATCGGCTGCTCCCCGGACGAGGCGGACTCGTTGGTCATCGCAGTTCACTGTATGCTTCATAGCCGTAGAAAAGTTCAAGCCGGCATTGGTCGATAATCCTCTGGGGGAAATATTATAGACCGTCAGCCCGTGATCGGATATAATGCCCTTGTGGATGAACGAGAAATCGTCCACCATCGGCGGCGAGGCAGACGTGAGCCGACCCGCAGACGCGAAATAACGTCATACAACGATGTCCCGGTTCACGTCATTGACTGATACCATCCAGGCGGGAGTCTGGCTCTGGTTCGGGGAAGTGGGAAAATCAGTCAGTTCGGGGTGGTGGCGGATCTCGGTGAGGGGGGAGGACTAAGGCCAGTCACCCTTCTCATCTGGCAGAGTCAAGGCGAGGGCGGGACGGACCCCGCATAACCAGCACACTACTCATCCGCTTGTGTCATACCATACTCAACACTTCATACCCTCGCCAGGACCGTCTCCCTTTGAGGCGGGGCAGAGGGGGAGAAGGATGAGGAGGGGACCACCAGAAGGGGAAGTTGCGTAGATTAAGAACTATCATACTCAATTAGAGTGTTAAGCCCCTCAGCCTTCCTGATCCCCCTGTTCTCGCAGGCCCGTAAGGGAGGGCTGGGGGCTTAACACTCTTCTTCGTAGGTGGTGAGATGGACCAACCCAAAGACATGCACTCCCCCAACAAGTCCACTACGCTGGCACCTCAACCGATGGTGGACAACATCGTCCACACGCCGGCCCCTCCCCCCACCATGAACGAGTTCATCGAGAGGGCCAAGGCCAAGCTGGCGGTCCTGAATGAGCGGGTCCAGGCGACCGTCAACATCCTCTCGATGCGTGCCCAGACCCTCCGTGACCGCTCCAGCCAGATCCGTGACTACAACAACGAGTGTAAGTGGCCGGACACCTACTCGGCCTGGGACTACCAGAAGCTGTACGAGCGTCACGCCATCGCCGCCAGGGTGGTCGAGGTGCTCGTCGAGGAGAGCTGGAAGGTCCAGCCCCTCATCTACGAGGACGATGACCCGACGACCAACACACCGTTCGAGGAGGACTGGGACGGCCTCGGGGCCTCCATCGCCGGGGAGAAGTCCTACTTCAAGCAGGAGGCGGGTTCCACCGTCCTGGAGCACCTCAAGAGGGCGGACACGCTCTGCGGCATCGGCCACTACGGGATCATCCTGATCGGCCTCAACGACGGCAAGGAGCTGCATGAGCCGGCGGCAGGCTCAGGCCTCCAGGTCGGCTCCGGATGGGGTCACATGGCCCCGGCAGTGAAGAACATGGTGACGGCCAACGTCATGCCCAAGGCCGGGGGTGTGTGGAGCAACGACACCTCGGTCAAGCTGGATGACCCGTCCAAGCTGACTGGGAACATCCAATCGCTCAAGACCAACAAGCCCAAGACAGACTTCACGGACCCCGGCGACAGCTACAGCCAGTCCACCGACGGCAACAGCCACGGGGCACTTGGCGGCAAGGCACCGCTCGTCTCGGCCCCGCTCCTAGGCGGAGGTGACGACCCACGGCCCAACGCCCCACCACCGGACAGAGACTTCTCCCAGAGAGACTCACAGCGGCCAAAGCTGATCTACCTACGGGTATTCCCCGAGTACCTGTGTCCGGTGAGCGTGTGGGATGCCGACCGACACAGCCCGAGGTACGGCAAGCCGGTGATGTACCTAGTGACGTTCAACGACCCGAGTGAGGGGCAGTACTCCGGCATCGGGTTGGCGACGGGCACACGCTCAGTCCACTGGACCCGTGTCGTTCACGTGGTGGACAATCTCGGCAGCAGTGAGGTGTTCGGCATCCCCCGCATGCGTCCGATGCTCAACGAGCTGCTCGACATGAGGAAGGTCCGTGGCGGCGGGGCCGAGGGCTACTGGCAGTGCTGCTTCCCGACCACCGTATTCGAGACGATCCCCCAGCTCGGGGCCGACGTGGACGTCAACATCCAAGGCCTGAAGGATATGGCCGAGCAGGTCAGGGAGGGGCTGGAGCGGATCTACCACCTGTCGGGCATCACGGCCAAGACGTTGTCCCCGCAAGTGATGGACCCGACCGCCCAGCTCGACAAGGCCATCGAGTTCATCTGCATCAAGCTCGCGATAGCGGTCAGGATCTTCAAGGGGTCGGAGCGGGGCGAGCTGGCCTCCACGCAGGACGACGACCAGCACAAGGACCGGATGAAGGCCCGGCAGGACAACCACGTCACGCCTCGGGTGTTGGTGCCGTTCATCAACCGTCTCATCGCCCTGGGCGTCCTACGGCCCCCGGCGGAGGAGAACGGGTTTAGCATCTCCTGGCCAGACATGACCTCGATGAGTGCGGACCAGAAGGCCGGGGTGGCCCTCAAGATGGTCCAGGCCCTCAGTGCCTTCATTCAGGGCAAGTGCGACGAGCTGGTCACCCCGATGGACTTCTTCACCAAGTTCTTCAAGTGGGACGACCAGGAGGCGGCGGCGGTCCTTGAGTCCGCCACGGGGACCAACCCGATGGACGGGGGCAACACCCAGCTCCTCGACGCCGACGACCAGCCAATCGGTGGTGACGACGACAAGGGGCCGCCCGACGGCAGCATCGAGTCCCGCAAGAACCTGGACGAGGTAGGGCAGTCCTCCCAAGGCTACGCCGGCACGGACGACGATGATCACTGGGACGACTGGGAGCCTGAGCTGGACATGAACGCCCCCGCCTTCGACCTGCCCGGAGGGGGCAGGGGCGACGACCCGACCGCGACCTACGCACCTGAGGGCAACCGCTAATGTTCCAAGCCACATCAGAGGGTAACCGCTGACGCAAGGAGGACCACGTTATGATGACCGCCCTTCTCCTGACGTTCGCCCTACTGTTCGCCCCGGCCCCCGTCGAGCGGGAGCAGAGCATCAAGCCCGCGTCGGTGGTGATGACGTGGAGGGGCGTCGAGTGCGAGACAGTGTTCCACCATGACGGGTTCTTCGCCTGCAAGTGGCAGGGCGAGTGGTGGAACGGGGCATGGTCGCAGTCCAAGGGAGTCCTGACCGTCGTGGAATGGCCCCTGTCGGACCCGTCTAGGCGTGGGCAATGGGCGGTCAGGCTGCGTGGGCCGACCGTGGGGACGTTGGGCACGACGCCGTGGCGCATCAGGCCGGCGGTCGGCAAGATCAACTAAGGGAGTTCACATGACCATCGCAAGATCCACCGGAGCCTTCCTCGGGACCAGTGAGACCTCGGGGGTGGCGATCAACGCCGACTCCGCACCGGCAGCCCAAGGGGGCGAGAAGGACATCCTGGGGGATAACACCTCCACTGGGACCGTCCACCTGTACGTCGCCTTCACCCCGACCGCCGTACCATCACGCGGGTCGATCAGGCTGGACTTCCAGCGTGGGCGGGTGACCGGCAAGGACTACCCGGCACTGTCCTGGACCCTGGGCGTCGAGGGGCTGACGGCCACTCAGCAGCTCCGCTACATAGGCTCGTTCCCCGCCCCACGATACGGGCTGGTGAACTTCAAGAACGAGTCGGACGTGGGCATGACGGGGGTCGCTGTCCTGTACGAATTGGAGAAGGTGTCGTGAGCAAGAAGCCCCCCAAGCGTGCGACCAAGCCGACCGTGACCGGCGTACAGCTACGCCCCGGCCACGCTGACCCCTCACGCACGGGGGGCCTCCGGAGCAAGTTCTCCAACGAGGTACGCCTGCTCTTCCAGGCACTCAAGGACGACGTGAGCGGGTTCCTCCTCGGTGACACGGGAGGACTCCTCACGGCCAACGCCCAATGGGACGAGACGAAGTTCAAGCGTGACCACGGCAAGTTCTCCAGCAAGGGGGGATCAGGTGGAGATGACCAAGGCGATGTGGGACAAGTGGGAACGGGTGGGGCCACGAGTATTCCGGCAGAGGCTGATAAGGTCGCTGACGGGATCATCGGCAAGGGAAAGTCCCTCATCGCCGGCCTCATCTCCTCCCTCGATAAGGCGACGGAGAACCAGCCGGTCATCGGGTGGGTGAACACAGCGGCCAAGAAGGCGGGTGAGCTGACCACTCAGCTCTACGGCTTCCTGGAGAAGAGGTACGGCAGGGCCACGGCCATCACCATCTTCGCCTCGGGCACGGTCATCGCCTGGGGCATTACCCTCGGCAGTGCGGCCACCCTGGGCTACCCTATCGCGTTCCCCGGTATGGGGACGGTTAGCTGCCTCCCAGCCCTAGCCATAGCGGAGACCTACAAGCGCATCAAGGGGATGACGGGCAACGCCACCGAGGACGCCACCAGCGATGGGGTGGTACTTCCCCCAGAGAAGGTCAAGGCACTTGGTGAGAAGTTGGTCAGGTCTGTGATGGGTAAGTTCGCCGGGTGGGTCAAGGAGACAGCCCCCTTGCTGCCCTCCTCTGAACCAACGGCTAACCGCTCCGAGGGTGAGATATGGACGGGCATCTCCGGGCGTAAGTTCACCATGGTCCGCATCGACGGACACCTCCACGCCGTGCCCTACAAGGCCAAGCCCGGAGAGGAGGGTCATGGGGATAAGACGAACCTGGTGGAGCAAGCCTACAACGCGATCAAGGCCAAGGTAGAGTCCAAGAACGTGACCCCCGAGGACGTGGTGTTGATGGGCGAGGAGTTGGGGCACCTCAAGGCAGCAGAACTGGAAGTGTTGAAGAAGAAGCTGGGCGTCAAGGCGATGGGCACGACCAAGTGGAATTTCGCCAAGCACATTGCCGTGAGGGCATTGGCCGTCACCGACGGTAAGGGGGGAGTCAAGCCCGAGCCTGTACCACCCCCTCCCGCCATCAAGGGACCACCGCCGCCGCCCCCCGAGCCGGGATTCACCGGGTGGGACACCCTAGGCCGTCAATGGCAAGACGGCAAGCTAGTGCCCGCCAATCAGGCCAAGCCCGACCCGTCAGATAAGGCGGCAGTCCCCTTCAAGCTAGTCCCTATCGGTCAAGCCCTCGGGGCCGACCTCACCGACGACGAGGCCGAAGCCTTCTACCGGGCCGTGAAAGATATCAGGGCTAAGAATAAGCCAAATGAATACCCAGACCCCTGGAAGGCTAAGTTCCAGGACATGACCAGCCTCCCACCGGAGTTGCTCAAGAAGGCCGTCCGATATGGACTGGTCTCAGGAGGTTACTTGACGGCCAAGGGAGCAGCCCTCGCCGGCCTGATGAGTCAGGGGGTGTCTGAGCTACGGGCAGACTCCTCAAACGCCAAGCGTACCTATGATTTCTTACAGTACGAATCTCCAGCCATCCCACAACAGTTCTTAGAAGCCCTCGGCACCAAGGATATCGCTCAAGCCAAGTACATCAGTCAGGCACAGGCTGTCAAGGAGAAGATCCGGGCCGCCACTCAACTCCACGAGAAGGTCGCAGCCATCGCCAACATGGGTCCGAAGTCGATGGCCGACGAATTGGCTGAAGAGCGGGAGATGCAGAAGGAGATTGACCGCCTCGCCTCGGAGTGGGCCAACCATAAGGGGGCCGGGAAGGCGGCCAAGGAGAAGGCCTGGCAGAAGGCCAGGGACGATCTCAACAAGCGCAAGGAGGCACGCTGGGCCCAGGCCGACGGGTTCCGGGACAAGAAGGACGATCTGCGTCAGAAGGTCCGTGAGGCCCTACTCCTCCCAGGAGGTAAGTCCCAACACATCAACTTGGCGACTAGCTCCGACATCGACCAGACCCACGGGCCTGTCACGAAGCAGAACATTAACCAGGCAGCTGACTGGCTCACAGGTATCGTCGCCCCGAACGAATCACACATGGCGGATATCGGAGCAGTGAAGGTCAGCCATGAGCCGATCACACGGGCCCACTACGATCACTTCCAACGCTGGATGAGGATCAAGCCTAACGAGGATGTGGGGGTCATCATCCACGAGTGGGCACACAACCTGGAGTATAACATCTCAGGCCTGTCCGAGATGACCCATGCCTTCATCGCCCGTCGGTGCGGGGACGAGCCTGTCAAGAAGCTCAGGGAAGCCCTCAACACTACTAGCTTTGATGATCACGAACGAGGGCGCAAGGACAAGTTCGATCTGGCCTTTGGCAATATAGGCGGTTACTACGTGGGCAAGGACTATGGAAGTACGCCCACCGAGGTCATCTCCATGGGGGTCGAAAAGATGTGGAGAGACCCCGTCGAATTCTGCAAGAAAGATCCTGAGTACGCCTCCCTCATCATCGGCGTGCTCGACGGCAGCCTACGCAAACTTTAGGAGCTACTATGGCGAGCTGGCTGGCCAAGATCACCCTGGACGACGGAGACGGGGTGCTGATCCTCTCCCCGTCCTACGAGTGGACTCTACAAGCCTCGGAGGTAGGCGGGGGCGAGTGGGCCCTATCCCTAGCTCAGCTCATCACCATCGGGTATGAGTACTCACCCGGCGACGGCATCCCAGGCGTCCAGTTGGCCGAGAAGGTGATTAAGCATCTCGGGGGTTCCCTCTCCGTGCCCGAGCAACAAGCCTTGCCGGAAGGGGCGGTAAACTAAGGCCCCTCAAACCACAGGAGCTATCAATGGACGGAGAGACAGCGTTCCTCGCCCTGACCGAGATCAAGAAGCAGTGCACCGGGCAGGACGGTAAGCTAGACGCCGCCCGCTACAAGGCAGCCGTCCATGAGCTGTCTCAGGCAGCCTCCGGGAACACTCCCGCTCCTTCTACGCCCCAGGCCCCTCAGGGTACAGAGTAATGCCTACCTTCAACCCTCATACCCAGGAGTCCTCGGCCCTCAAGGTCCGGAGGTTCCGGGCCTGGCTCCGTGACCGCCTGGGCGTGTCCCTGGTCGGGGACGAGCTCATCGAGCACTACATCAGGGAGGCCCACAACCGGGGTCACGCACGGGCCTTCACCGACCTACGCCGGGCCGACCCGGTCCAGGACTCGGGCAATGACGCATTGCTCCAGGCGGCCCGTCAAGGTTTCCAGGACACGGGCATCTCGGGCACTCCGGTCCCCCTGCCCCCGGTCACTCAGCCCTACTCCCCCCAGAGGACCAGGCCGAGTGTCTACAAGGTCAAATTTCTCGCCGCCCGTACCTTCCATGAGATGGAGGGGGTCACGGCCCGTATGGCCGCCGACATGAGCCGCACGCTGGCCGAGGCGATGGCCCGTGGGTGGTCGCCTCGACGGACGGCGAGGGAGATGAACAAGCTGGTCGGGATAGGACTCAAGCGTGCCCTCGCCGTCGTCCACACCGAAATGATCCGTGCCCACGCCGAAGGACAGCTAGCCCAGATGGAGGAAGCCGGGGAGTCCGAGGTCAAGGCCCTCGTCGAGTGGGAGACTATCGGGGACGGTCGGCTCTGCCCGGCCTGCCGTAAGCTACAGGGCAAGGTCTTCAGCCTGGAGGCTGCTAAGGGGCTCATCCCCCTCCATCCCAACTGTCGATGTGCCTGGACCCCGGCGAGGCCCCCCGCCCCTAACGCCAAGAGGAGAGTCATACGCACCCCACCGTCCAAGGCCAAACTCGCCAAGGTCAAGAAGACCACCACCAACGCCATCGACGACCTACTGGCGGAGACGACTCAGCTATTCAACGAAGCCGAGCTGGAGTTCAGCCAGTGGGTCACTTATTCCACCAGCCCTCGCTAACGCTCAAGCTCAAAGTCGCTTGAGGGCTTTGCGGTCGTAGACAGCACTCCTACTTCCCCCAGAGAAGGCCCCCCATGGCAAGTGTTCCTCCGTTGACTCGTACTGACCTACTCATTCTGGACCGGCTCTCCGACGGGAAGGAGCATACCAGAACAGAGCTACACTCCCTTCTGGCCCGGCCCGACCCCGACCCGTCCAGCCCCGAGTCCTTGGCCGCAGTCAGGAATGCAATAAGCAGACTGAGAAAGCACATACGGCCCAGGAACAAGGACGTGATCGGTACGATTGTCCAGGGAAAGGAGACGACCTACAGACTGGTACGCTACGCCGATGACGAGGAGTAACCCCCAACCCAGACGAGTACCATCTCATGGCCGACTTCTATGCGTTCGTCAAGGAGTGCCTCACCATCATCGTCCCGGCCATCCTCGCCTACATCGCCTGGAGACAGAGGGAAGGTGACCTGGAGCGGGAGAGACAGGGCATGAAGCTCAAGGCGGTCCAGCGTGACGTGGCCGACGTGAAGTACACCAGCATGGTCCTCCAGACCCGCTCCGACAACCAGGCCCCCAATGACAAGACCGCTTGAGCTGTTCCTGGTCTTCGCCCTGCCGCCCTCGCTGGCGGCCCTCGCCCTTTGGATAGTGCTCACATTGATCGACGGAACGGACTTACCAGTCCCATCGACTTATGGATTGAAAGCCACCGCCGTCGTATTCGCCCTGCCGTTCGTCGTAGGTGGTATAATCTTCGCCTGGTATAGAGTCACTCACAAGTCGGGTAATCCCTGACGCACTCAACGAAGGAGACGGATGATGGCGACTGAGACGATCACACTGACCGGGAATGCCCTCCTCGGCATCGCCCCCACCGCCGCGATGAGGCTCCAGGCCTCCGCCCTGCCCTACTCCGGGATGTCGGTCAAGCTGGGCCGTAAGCCCCCGATCCCCGGCTTCCGTAACCGCTGCGTCCACCTGGCCGACTTCTTCGGCTCCGGCACCCCCGTGGCTCTCCCGGCCAAGGCGAGCTGGCAGGACAAGGCGATGGAGGCGATGAGCCGGATGTACCGGAACGACGCCCAGGGCTGCTGCGTCATCTCCGGCAAGGCCCACTTCATCGGGGCGGTGACCGGCAACGACCCCGACCACCTCCCCGCCGGGGTGGTGACCTGCTCGGACAGTGAGATTGACCAGACGTACTACTCCTGGTGCGGCCCCGGCGACAACGGCTGCAACATCGAGCAGGTCTTGAGGAGGTTCATTTCCGAGGGCATGCCCTTCAACGGCACCCGCCGGAAGATCGACGGCTATGCGGCGGTGGACTGGACCAAGAGGGATCTGGTCAAGGCGGCCATCTACTGCCTGGGTGGCCTGTGCATCGGCATTAACCTCCCGGCTGCCTGGACCAACTCCTCCATCTGGGACGTGACCAGCTCCCGCATCGTCGGCGGACACGACGTGCAATGCGTCGGCTACGACGACCAGGGCGTGCAGATCAGCTCATGGGGCAGGATCTACACGATCACCTGGGCCGCCTTCCTCAGCACCCGCTGGCTGGAGGAGAGCTGGGCCATGCTCGCCCCGGACTGGTACGGTGCCGACAAGAAGGCCCCCAGCTTCTTCGACGCCGACGGCCTCCGGAAGGCGATGGCGGCGATCAACCAGGGCAACATCCCCGACGATCCGACGCCCATTCCCGTCCCCACCCCTCCTCCGGTCCCCGTGCCTGTGCCGCCCACGCCGATCCCGGTGCCCGCCCACGAGCGGATGAAGGTCGTCCTGACCGGCATGTTCCCCGCCGGGCTGTGGGGCACCATGACCCCCGTCACCCTGTCCGGCGATGCGGTACCCTACCCCACCGGCCAGTCCTACGGCAGCAACCTGGACTCCACCGTCCTCCATCTCGTCTCCTCCCTGCGTGGGGCGATCCCATGGACGACCATCCTGGCCCTGGTCTGGAAGCTGGCCCCCATCATCGCTTCCGACCTGGCGGCGGGCAAGACCCCGGCCCAGATCGCGCAGGACATCATCGCGGCCCTGTTCTCCTCCGCCAACCCCGAGCAGAGGATGGCGATGAAGGCGGTGGACTGGAACCAGGTGTTCCAGGCGATCAAGGTGCTCATCGACCTGCTCGTCAGCCTCTTCCCCGTCCCCACGCCGCCCGCCGTCTGACCGTACCGGGGTATAATCCATCGGTTGTTTAGGGATCACCAACAGGGACCAGAAAGAAGGTGTGCCATGTGACCATCATTCTATTAGTTGACTCCTTGTTCGTTTCACCCACGGAGATTCTGCATGCGTCTGTTCTCACTCCTGCTCGCCTTCCTGTTCCTCTGCCTGCTCGCCCCCTACGCCGGGGCCAAGGGCTGCAAGCTGTTCGGCGGTCGGCTGTTCAACCGGGGCAAGCAGGCCCAGGTCCAGCAGGCGGCCAACTACCAGTCCGCCGGGGGCTGCTCCAATGGCTCCTGCTCCCCCACGTCCTACCAGCCGCAGACCTACCAGGGCCAACAGGTCTACCTCGGGCGACGGACCACCTACGCTGGGGGATGTGTCAACGGCCAATGTAGCCCCTAATCAACCGTTCTGACTACCAACAGGGGCTGCAGGGACTCACCTCCTTGCGGCCTCTGTTCGTTCCTACTTCCCCCAGAGAGACTACCCCCGTGGTGGGTAAGGGTAGTCATACCTACGCTCTCCGCTACGAAGTCCTTAGAGACGTTCTACGCCGCTCTAACGTCTTTTCGACCCTAGCCGACCTACGGGGCCTTTCGGGAATCTAGGTCCGTTAGAGCACCGTAGAACGTCTCTAAATGGGTAATACGCTCGCCTTCCCCCTCGCAAATCTCTTTCCCTCTCTGCTCTCACTTCTCTGCGCTCTCCTCCCCTCCCTTCGCTGATCCGTTCATAGCCCTCCCGCTCTACAATAATACGTCGTAATAATCGAACGATCTACCATTTACTTGACAACCCCCTACCAACTAGGCTAGGGGTATGGAAACCATTCTCATTAACATCGACAGCACGGGGGTCCGTTCGGCCAAGCTCAATGGCCGTGACTACCTCGTCGCCCCCGTCACGATGTTGGTACAGGGTGTCCTCCCCGGCAGTGCCGGTTCCCTGTACTACCCCCCGGATGAGATAGCACACAACTACGACTCCTGGAACGGCGTACCGCTCACCGGCGGTCATCCCGTCATCGGGGGCGAGAACGTTAGTGCACGTAAGCCCGAAGTGCTCAACGAGTACTGGCTGGGCAACGTCTACAACGTCTGCTACCACGGGCCGGGGGATTACCCCCAGGACGGCAGGCCCTCCCAGCGGAGCGACCTGGCCAAGTTGGCCGGTGAGGCATGGTTCGACATCGAGCGCACCGATGAATTCGACCGGAAGCTTGCCCCCAATCAGAAGGTGCTCCCACGCCTACGGGCCGGACACGCCATCGAGGTGAGCACCGGCCTCTTCACCGACAACCACCCCGTCGAGAACGGCTCGACGTTCAATCAGGTGCCTTACACGCACGTGGCCCGCAACTACCGCCCCGACCACCTCGCCGTCCTCGTCGAGCAGAAGGGGGCGTGCTCGGTAGGGGATGGCTGCGGTATCAACGTATCCAACCAGTCCGACCGTGACTCGATAGTCTCCAACGCCATCTCGGAGTACAAGGCCATGCAGACCAAGGAACAGCTGATCGGCTACCTCACCACCAACTGCGCTTGCTA